GGCGCGCCCGACGCTGCCAAACAGGGCGCGCCCGACGCTGACGCCGCAAAACACCCTGCACTACCGGCCAGGAAGAGCCATCCTCAGCAGCCACGTCCGGTGTGACCAACGAGAAATCCAGATCGTCAAACCAGACCTTATTGTCCGAGCCAGCCCCAGAATTAGAGTTCCGGGCGACGACGCCAACATAACCCTGCCCGGAAAGGGTAGTGTCCTCCACCGTCAAGCAAGCCTCCTCCGTCGCTATCCATGTTCCTCCGCTCGTCAACCAGAGACCATCGGAGAGACGCTGCACCTTCACCGTCAGAGTAGTGCCGTATGTCTGCAAATGCAACTCATACCACACATCAAAGGCAATCGTCGTCGTGATAGTTGAGCCCAGCTGAATATTAGCGCCACCCGAACGATAGAACAACGCAACGCTGCCAGCCAGCGCGCGCGCCATGTAGCAGTCAATGCCCGCGTAGGTCTCTGGCGAGGAGGCGCGCAGAAAGAGGTAGGCTTCGCTGGCGGCCCCGCAGCCAGTGACGAATCGAAACTTCGCACGGCCCAACACATCCCCGCCATTTCCATCCTGCGACGCAGAGTAGTGGATGGTCTGTCTTGAGCTAACCGTGTGGCACTTCAACCCGTTCGGACTGGTGTAGTACTGCGCCGTGCCGCTCTGCCAGTTGTTCTCCTCAGTCCAACCTATGGGATCGTCAGGAGGCGTGAGGCTGTCGAGGTTCTCACTGAGCCAGGCCGTTAAGCTCATACCCTGTCCCCCCAATCATCAACCTGATCCACCAGCCGAGCGCCCCGCGTCAGCGTACGGTCACCTAGACGATTGATCGCCTCCTGGAGAGTGGAACCCAGAAGGACGCAGCGCACGACCAGCTCACGATGAAGAGCAGGTGGACCCGTCACGCGCAGGATAACGTTTGTCGAATCAGAGATCACATCCCGCCAGCAAAGCTTCCAACGACCGCCCAGAACGCCAGGAGTCTCCGCCCATCCCTCGATCACAGACGCCACGGCAGGACGGATATCCCGATCGCCATCGCGTTGAACTAACACCGTTGAGTCCAGATAGTAGCCGACCACTACGTCCCACCTCCGACCCCACGCTCAACCGACGGATCATACTCGAAGCCTATCTCATCAGCAGCCTGCGCGGGAGTAGCGATACCCGCTTCCACAAGCTTGACCCAGGCAGTAACCAGATCAGTCAAATGAGACTCGCCGGGTGTCGGAATCGCCAGACGCGGACAATAGGGCAGCGCAAACTCCCCGAAATTTGCACGCACAAGCGGCCGGATCACCTGATCCGTAAAAGACGCAGACAGCGATCTCGCATGACGAGAGAGAGCATAGCCCGTCACCCGAGCCAGAATCTCCAATCCGGATCCGCTGGTAAACTCCTTGCCCAAGATAGTGCCCGCCGTCCACTGCAGCAAAATCGCCTGCCGTATCTGAGCATCGTGGAAATGAACGGCCTCCGAAAAAGTCACCGTAGTAGCGTAAGCCGGCGCATGTACCTGATATGCGACGGTCTCAGGTAACAGAAGAATGCCATCCAAACGCATCGCATACCACTTCTCCATGATGCTCTGAGCCAACGCATCATCGGTCGTCTCCGGCACCTGACAGATCACATAGGGCATGCCAAAGCGCTGCAACGCCAAGCCCCAAAACTTAAGAATGTTATCCTTACTCCTCCAGGAGCGATAAGCCGACTCAAGAACGGAGCGACCAGCGACCCTCTGACGAGAAGGAGCATTCCGATGCAGCCAAACTTTCTCCACAGGCAGACGCTGCGTCTCCGATAATGCCGACTGAGGCTTGGAGAGCAGCGCAGTAACCCGCATCTGATCGTCCACCTCAAACGCTATCTGATCGGGAGAGACATCGCCGATCGCGGACAGAACGAAGAAGGGCTTCTCGTACCTCCAGGATATCTCCTGCGCGGAAAACCCCCGCCAGAGAGCCTCCAGTGCGGACACCAGCGCCGCGTCCACATCCACACACTCCAACTGACGCTCGATCCAGTGCGCCAGCATTACCGAATGAGAGGAGCGATCCGCAGCCTCAACAGAATAGGGGCGAGCCAGCACCGCATAGACGATGCTGTGCACAGACGCCGAGACCACGGCATCCTGCATCATCGTAGCCCAATGCGGGAACTGAATCTCGTTATCCGCCACAGGAGGCGTCTCATACGCATGCCGATACGCTGCCTCTTGATGACGCACCACCTCACGAAGCAACCGTTGATCTACCATTCATAGACCTCCTTTGGACGAACGACTGGCGTGGCGATGGAGGAAGCAGCTCCATCCCAGAGCATAGCGACGACATCCGCCAGATCAGGAGACCGGCGCCCCTGCGCCTTCAAATCCTCTTTCGAGACGATCACCAAACGACCATCCGCCTTGTGAGAATACGTGATAGAACCCAACTCCTCCAACAACTCAGAATCGGGAGGCAAAGAGATCAGCCCCTTCTGCAAGGCGACGGAGAGAGAACCGTATGCCTGCGCCCTTCGATTCAGATACCGCCGAGCCGCCAATGGCGAGACAACTTCCCCGGCGCCATTGAACTCCCGAACAACAGTACGAGAGACGTTAATGCGTCGAAGATAGTCGACTAGACCTATCCCCAAGCCCGCAGCATCGCACGTCAGAGTCTCAGGATCGTCACGCATCAGTCGCCGGAGAACCGACTCCGCCTGCATAGGCAAATCCCCTGGCTCAACAACCTCCAGTGAGACAACGGCATAACCCCGCCGCAGAGCATAAACGGTACGGTCCCCGCCCATCCGCGCTACATCTAGGGCTGCAACCACGCGGCCGCCACTATATACAGTACGCGTTGTCGCCTCCCGCAGATCATCCGGCTGAAAGAGACTGGCTGTTGGCGCGCGCGGAAACAAGCCGAGGAAACGAACGCGGAACGCATCGTTGGGCAGATAGTAAAGACCATCCAATGTAAACGTCTCCGACGTCGGAGCGTCCACAACTCTACACCAGTCCGCAAGGTGGGCCGTCAGTGCGCGCCAAGTCGTTGCACCAGGCACAACCTCACGCCGCTCCAGAATATTCGGATGGGTCAGCGCACTGATCTGCTCATGCACCCAACTCGCAGAGTTCGACATCTCCCAGAAAGGGCCGACAGGTTCATTCGGATTCCCGATAGCAAACACGTAGTTTTCCGCGCCAACACAGACGCCCTCAATGGCCTCCAGCAACTCCGCCGTCATCCCAGACGCTTCATCAACAACAACCAGCATCTTACCCTTGTGGAAGCCCTGCAGTCGCTGAGCCTGATTCGTTGCGAAGCCGTAGGCATACCGATCAGGGACGCCGCGCCATTCGCAGACCGAGTGATCGAGATCGGAAAGACCCAGTGAATCCAGACGCGCCCATATCTGCGGCCACACGATTTTCTCTACCTGCCGACGCGTAGGCGCGGTGGTGAGAACAACGCAGGAAGGGAAGTCGAGAAGAAACGTGACGGCCAAGTCAGCCGCCAGATGCGTTTTGCCGACGCCGTTAGCAGACGTAACGCAGACGCGGCGAGAGTGGGGGAAATGACTGGCGACGCGAGCCTGATCAGCAGTCCAATCGCCAGCCAGAGGACGTGGGTTCCACATACCCTTAAGTGCTGATAACGTCGTAGGGATGCAGAAAGACGTCGATCAGCAGATCAGCGGTCGCAGCGACGTTGTTCAGCGCCGTACCCAATATCCGACGCAAAACAGAGCCAGATGCCGGAGTGCGCTTCTTGCCCTTGCCGGACGCCGCCGACGTAATCTGATCGCCCGGCGCGATCGCGCCGGTGCCGTCGCTCTTTACCTGAGCAATGCCGTTGACCCGCACTTTACAGAAGTAGGGCGCCGCCGTCGCGCCATTGTTCTCCACAACCACACCGATCAACTCTGTGTCATCCGCGCCGGCCGCCTCAGCCAGACCCGTCGTCGTGTTCAACGCGGCGATCGTGTTCGCAGTCAGCAATGAAGCAGACTCAAACGTTATGTCCAGAACCGGAACCTGTTTCGCCATCAGCCCCTCCTTTCAGACGGTTGCGTCGAAGATCGCATAAGCGCCAGTGATCAGCCCTGAGCCATCCACAACACCTGCGCGTATATCAAAGTTCAGATCCGCCTCAACAACCCAACCCTCTCGCTTCTCATCACGATAGGAGCGTACCGAGATACCATAAGCCCCGGTCGTATCAGAGCGTTTGTTGAAGCAGAGAAAGCTCGACTGCCCACGAGGACCGATCACACCACCCGGCGGAACGTAGCAGATAATCGCGCAAGCCCGCGCGTTGTTGGCGTCGACGAAAACGTAGTCCATCGTGGCAGTTCCGCCCTCCGCCGCCGTATCGTAGACGCCCTCCGCAATGACGACATCCAGGTCCCGCAACTTCCGAGGCAAGCCATTGCCCATCAAGTAGGTCGGATCCGTGTACTTGACGATATCCTTAATCGCCGGATGGTCGGCCAGAACCGCCGCCGCATAACTTGACAGAACCAGCGTATTGGCAGGGCGCTGGAGCGATTTTTTCAAGACCTCCTTGCCCGTGCGAAGGTCCTCCAACGGGTCCGTATTGGCGCTCGTATAGGAGAGCCACGACGTGCCTGTTCCACCAGTCGTCAGCGTAGTTTTGTTCCCAGATGGATAGTTGTCCGGATCCGCGATGATCCTGGCCAGCACCGCCTCCTGATCCATCCGCAGACGGTTGACGAGGGACACCCCCGCATCAAGCAGAGGAGAAAGGGGACTATCCGCCTGACCAATCTCTTCGTCAGTCACCAAGTCACGGTAGGAGTATTTGGTCACAACGTAGGGAGACGTAGACAGCGTATAATCCACCTCCGCAGCTTCCGCGCCAGGAACGCGCGCGCTCGACATAGATCGAGCATCCGTACCAGCAGCGCCCCGACGAGAGCCAAAGCCCGCCCCATAGACGTAGAACTTATCGGTGCCAAGCTCTACGCGCCGCTCGCCGCAAACTCGAGCCGCCAGGAAGCCCTCAGAGGGATTCATCAGCGCGATCGACATGGAGTTGAGCGCCTTCTGAACGTGAACCGAAGCAAGATCAGGCATTAGTTCCTCCTCCCGCTCCCGACGACAGCGCAGAGCTCAAAGCGGAACCCTGGCTCACCTGGAGCGCAGCCTCGTGGTACGCAATCTGCTTCTCAGCAGCCAGCGCCGCGATCTGCGCGTCTACGTGGTCAGCAACCGGCGCGACAGGCACGACGCTCCCCCCGGACTGAGCGGCCACCGGACGAGGCGTCTTCATCAGCACAGAGAAGCCCTCCGGGTCGATTGCCGCGAACCGCTTCGCCGCCTCCTGCGTCTGTGAATCCGCCGCCAGATAACCGTCTTTGGTCAGCTCGTCAACGGCATTGTCGATCCGCATAGAGGAGAGTTCCGCCTTGATAGAATCGGGAGTCGCCCCCTGCCCAAACAACTCCCGAAGGGCGTTACGAAGATTCAAGTGGCCCTCCGAATCGTGAGAACGAAGTCATAGCGCCGAACGCCCTCCCGAAACCAGCCCGCAGAAGACACTTCGTCGCCGACCTCCAATTGACGCATGGACTCGCGATTGAGCCAGAGCTTAATCGCCACGTCCATCAATTTCTTAAGCATCGTTACACCTGTCTACTCCTTTCGCGCATAGAGATGCCCGTTGAACTCCAGACAGAGGTAAGGCCGACGAGTAGCCCACTTGAACGCAGCCCAACGAGTAACGTTGCGAAGCCGAGCAAGCTCGGGCATCGAATAGTATTGACGCCCTCCATGCCAGACCCACCGAGGCACCCTCCCAGACAGACGCGGCAAGAGAGCCGGATGCATCACACATCCCTCATCACACGCAGCTCCCGCACCTCATCACGCAGCTCACGCACCTCCGAGCGGAAATCCTGGACAGACTCGCGTATCTCCCCGAGAATTTCAGAGATCGCAGACAAAACCGTCTGAGCGCGCGCGAGAATACCAACCGACGCCGCGATAAGCGCAACCGAGGCCAGCTCAAAAGCCGTCTGAGAAAGATTACCCATAAAACTTAAATACCAAAATAACGCCAGCCCGTCAAGTAGCACTTTTTTACAGACGAACTTCCCAAGACAAAAGGAGGGCTTGACTCTCTGCGAGAAAAGCCCTAGAATAGAAAAGGCCGGGCGCTACCACGCCCGGCCAGCGTAACACGACGGTCGGGTCGTGCGCGCCACCAGTCCCATACGCCAAAACGCGCGCAGATTCCTCCCGACCACAAACCACTGGGAGGAAACACCATGCCGGAAGTCCCCACTGACGTCAGAGACCATCTGAGAACCCTGAGCGGCAACGAAGCCAAGATACTCGCAGCGGCCCTCTGCTTACAGGGAGACAGACAACCCGTCAGCGCCGAGCAGATCGCAACCGAAACGAACCTGAACAGAAGCACCGTTTACCGCCTCCTGCCAGGACTCGCAAAGCGCGGATTGCTCGTCATCATGCTGACCGAGAAAGGACGACAAATCGCAGAACTGGTCATCTACAGCATCAACCACTTTCTGCACAATGACAACAACCACACACCCCCAAGCCCTCCCCCATCGCCGTCCGAGGAACCCTGTCCAGAAGTTTACATAACAGGCATTCCCGGACATCCACCCACAAAGACCACTCACCCACCCCTCGCAAAAAGAGATTCCGTCGCAAAATGCGACGGGTTAACGTCGCATTTTGCGACAAAACTCGCATTTTGCGACAGCCCCCACGCTCAAACGCCCCCGCAAACCACTTCCGAAACTGTTATAACCCAACCTGGGGACTCTAACAGTTCCGAACCCACCGACAACCTGCCCGACAACCTCCGACGCTTCGCCCTGGACCTGGCCAAACAGAGTCATAAAGCGCTTCAAGAGCAAAACTCGCTGGGCTACCACATCCTCGTATGGAGCGCGGCCCTTAAGCATGACCGCGAGAACCAAAACCGCGACATAGAGGACACCCTCGTCTCCCTCTGCAGGAAGCTGCGAGACCGCCACGCCCAAACCGGCCGACACCAAGGAGCCGCATGGACCGCCGCAACCCGACAGATACTCAATGCCCACGGCATCAGCCTGTCAAGGAGACCGAAATGACCCGCGAAATCGTCTACCTCAAGACCCAGCACCACATCGAGAGCCACGAAGTCGAGTGGGAGGATATCCGCGCCAGTCGCATGACCGGGTACGACACCTACTGCCGATTCCCCTATCAGGCCCACGCCGCGCCAGGATACTGCCTGATCCGCCAGTCCGACGACAGCGAGTGGACGATAGACAGTATGCAGGTCTGTTATCAGACCCGCGCCCTCTGGTGTCGCCTTAAGCCCTGCGAGAAGGCCCGCCCAGAAGGGAAGGCCCCATGAGGCGATTCCTCCGCGACATGATCGAAGCGCTCCGCGATTCCCCCGAATCGCGGAGCCGGGATTCAGACCCTCCGAATCCGCTGGCCACCGAGGTTATCGCGATTCTGGCAGCGCTCTGCCTCTTCGTCTGGACACTCGCGACCCGCCGCTGAATCCCGACCGCCGATCGCTGAATCCCGACCGCCGATCGCTGAATCCCGACCGCCGCTCCAGGGTTCGTCCGCTCCTTCCACCCGACTCCGTCGACCCGGACGGGCGGACGGGCGGCCCGTCTCGAGGGAATCCGCCGCTCTCCAAGGGGTGAGCTCCCTGCAAGCCGAGGAACGCACCCGCTCACACACGCACGAGCCGTCCGTCCGTCCGACCGTGTCAGCGGAACCCGATCAGGAGGGATCCCTACCGGAGGAGGCATGGATAGATCGGGTTGTACTTCCTGTCGTGCGCCGGTCGCCGATTGAAGGGCTCACGCTCTACAAGAGGTCACACGTCGACCACCGCCCGCGCTTGAGGCGCGGGCTGGACAATCGCGGGGCTTCGTGCGTCGGGCTGCGCTACGCTTGCCCTCCGCACTTCGCCCCGCTCGACGTTATTGCCGCTCCCCGAAGGGTTCGTTCGGCCCGTGCAGCGAGGGGTTGTTCGAACAGGAGGGGTCCTACTGCACGGGCCACAAGCGCGCTTCCAGAACCGCGCACCGAGAGTCCCTGCGTGGGCGCGCGCGGCTCCCGCTTCGGGCCTGCGTGCGGCGCGCCAGAGAAACCAGAGCGCACGCACGCAGCCCTCCGCTCACGCCCCGCGCGCCTGCCAGCCCTCGTGCGGCCCAAAGGGTTTTTTGGGTCGCTCCCGTTACAGCCTGAGTGCAAACGCGCCCGGCTGCGGCGCGCGGCAGCAGAGCCAAAGCCCGGAAACCCGCGCGCCGCAGCCCGGCGCTACCCTCCTCTGTGCGTCGACCAGAACAGGCTTGGAGGGTTCGCCACTTCCGCGCGGGCCTGGAGGGTTTCGCGGCTTGAAGGCGAGGATAGGCCCGCGCGGGGACGAGGCATAAGAGCGGTTTCTGCGGCGCGCAATCCAAATAAAAATCGCGCACGGTAGCACATGGAATCCCCATTCTGCTACCCCAAACCCTAACACTCAAGCGATTCGCTACCTGTCCCAAGCGTGATACGCCCCCTTCTTAGTCACGATCTGCGTGCACAAAAAAAATTTGCTACCCATCTTTTCTTCCCAAGTAAGGGTTTTTGAAAATGATGTTGAATGAAGTGCGTTCAGAAAGATTCGTGCGTCTCGCATCATTTTCAAAAACCCCAATTCCATTTTCGGATTCAAGCGGGCAGGGAAAACGGGGTTGTCAAGGGACGCCGCGCGGGGGGATTTTTTTTTTGCGCTATCAAGGAATCAAGGAATAAAAAAAAATCCCTCTCCCCGCGCGCTTTGTCACCCTTGACAACCCCTCCCGGCGCGCCAGACGGCCCGATTCTTTGATTTTTTATTGCATAAAAAATGCCCCTGCGAGGAAGTCGCAGAGGCGGCCGCAGAAGTGGCGGCTTGAGAGAGATAAACGCGGAAGGCCGCGCGCTCACGGCGCTTCCTGGCGCGATGCGCCTTGAGCGCAGCCCCGCGCAGGATGAGCATCCTGCGCGGGGTTCGGAGTAGGTAATCCTCCTTCATTTGCGGAGTGTCCAAGCGACCATCTGTTCCGCCAAGTCGAAGAGCGCGTCCACAGGAAGGACGCCAGCAGCGATGATCTCGCTCGCGCACTTGAGATTGCTCATGCGCGCAATCATCAAGTCCTTGGGCGGCAGCTGACTGGGTTCCGTCGGAGGAGAAACGAGAGCCGGTCGCGGAAGTTTGGGAGATGATCCGTTGCCGTTCCGACCTGCGGCAGCGGGAGACTCGAACGGGTCCGGTTCGTCCGATTCGACGACCGGCGCCTCGTGGATGACCTGGATGTCCTTAATCCAGTTGTCACCGCTCAGTTTCATGCTGACGCTGTCACCGCGCTGAATGACGGGCCAGGAATAGTCGGCGTCGACATACTTCGAGTAGTTGTACCATCTATCGCCGATGCGGATCCCCGTCGCGGAGACGCCGTCGACGACGCCCTCGAAGACGTTACGAAGAGAACTTGTCTGCCGGATAGCAACCTGAGCCATGGTAGTGACCCTCCTGAGTTTGAGATACCAATATTATACCCGATCCAGTTAAATAAAGTATACTGTTGAGGCGAAAATTGTTGACTTTTTTTAACTGGATAGCAATGATGTTGATCGTACCAGTTGACAGAAGTTAAACGGACGGGGTAGGCTATAGCGAAACAGACAGGAGGTAACAGGAGTGAGCGATTTTCTCACCATCAAGGAAGCAGCAGGCAGACTAGGCTGTTCAAAAGTCGCCGTCTACAAGGCCATCAACGAAGGCAGGATGCCAGCAACCAAGCGCTACGGCGTGCAACTGGTGCTGCCCGGCGACGTGGACGACTATGCCACCCAGATTGGCAAGCGAAACGGCTTTCGAAAACGCCAGGCTAAACCATCGGAACGAAAACCTCGGTAAGCGAAATGTCGGCCAAACTGCCGCCGCCAACCGTGATATCCCCAACCACAACCTCCGACAAGGTCCGCTCCGTATCCAGCTGCGCAGGCTGAGGAACCTCCGACCAAGCAGCGACCGCGCCCGCGCTGGTCAGCGCCTCGCCCACTTGCCGCGCAACACGGCGCAACTGTTGCGACCGGCACGGCGACCGCGCATGAAACGAAGCCGCCAGCGCGTCGATGTCCGGACGGGCCAACGCGCCCGTCGTTGCGTTCGACAGCAACGTGCGCGGCATCCTGCCCGAACGAAGCAAACGGAAGGGAACCTGACGCATCGGTCGCTGACGAGTCTTGCGCGGCGATCGCGGCCTCAAGCGCGCATTTCTAAAGATGGTCTTCATCCTTCTCCATATCCTCACGATCCAACTCATCATCGGTCGTCACGATAGACTGAGGAAGCGACTGCTTACCAGGGTAGGGGAGACGGTCGAGAGCGCGCAACGCGGCCACCAGCGCGGCCGGACGGTCCGTCGTATCCGTCGTTCCGCTGACGCCAGCAGCCAACGCCTCCCGGTTTATTCGAGACTGGATGCATATCCGAGCCGCCGTCAACAGATTCGCCGTACCACTGATCAGAAGCACGTCATCTAGCTCTTCATCCGAATACATCTGATTCGTACCCGTCCAAGCGCCAGATGTACCGCGGTGATCGCCGAGCAGGAACCGCAGTCGGTTCCGATTGCTGGTATCCCCATGAGTGTAGTTCCAGTTCGGCATCAGCTCCGCCCCTTTCCACGCCGCACGCGCGCCCGACGCTGCCAAACAGGGCGCGCCCGACGCTGCCAAACAGGGCGCGCCCGACGCTGACGCCGCAAAACACCCTGCACTACCGGCCAGGAAGAGCCATCCTCAGCAGCCACGTCCGGTGTGA